TGGGGCGGCAGTGACCATTGGAGCCGCAACCAACACCTTCGTTCTTGACCGTTGGTACGGCTACGGGAATTCTGCATCCAAGTTCTCAATCCAAAGGAACGCTGGATCCGTGACGCCGCCCGCTGGCTTCTCCAACTACTTGGGCGTTACATCGCTTTCCTCGTATTCAGTACCCGCTGGAGAGCAATATGTCATTGGTCACCGGATCGAAGGATTTAATGCTGCGGGCTTCGACTTTGGAACTGCTAATGCAAAGACTTTTAGCCTGTCTTTCTGGGTCCGATCAAGTATTTCCGGCACTCACGGAGGCCAAATAGTCAACGGCGCATACAATAGGTCGTATCCGTTTAGCTATACAATTTCAGCAGCCAATACCTGGGAGTACAAAACGGTCGTCGTGACTGGTGATACCACCGGGACGTGGCTTTCTGACAATGGCATCGGGCTTGTTGTTGGTTTCAACTTAGGTTCTGGATCTACTTTTAGCTCTACTGCTAATACTTGGTCTGCCGGTAACTTTTCTGCACCAACTGGCGCTGTTTCAGTCGTCGGCACCAACGGCGCCACCTTCTACATCACCGGCGTCCAACTAGAACTTGGCACCGTCGCCACACCGTTTGAACGCAGGAGCTACGGGCAGGAGCTGGCGTTGTGTCAGAGGTATTATCAAATCGGCATAGTCGGGCTTGATGTCTATGAAACATCAGGCGGCAACTCTCGCTTAACTGCACCTTTCAGGGTTTCCATGAGGACTCCTCCAACAATCGCTCAAACAGAGGCGGAGACAATAGCTTTTAGCACTACGATGGCCGCTGATAGTATTGGTATTAACGAGTTCTTTGCGGGAAGGGTTAAAGACGGCAACACTGGCAAAGGGACTTGGCGCAACTTCTTCACCGCCTCCGCCGAGCTATGACAATGACCTACCAACTCACCACCGGCGACACCATCCTCCGCCTCGCGGACAACGCCTTCATCCCACCCGACCCCGCCAATGTCGACTACCAGGGCTATCTGGCCTGGCTCGATGAGGGGAATGCTCCTGATCCTGCGCCTGAGCCGCCTGCTCCTCCGGTGCTCACCACCGAGCAGAAGCTGGAAGCTGCTGGCCTGACCGTTGCCGAGCTGCGCGAGCTGTTCGGCCTTCCCGAGCCAGCGCCTGAGCCCTGATGGCAGTCCGCAGCAAAACCGGCACCGCTCGGATTGAACATCAGCCCGGTCCGCCCAAGACCACGCGGCAGGGCTACGGCCAGCGGTCACGCCCTAGGCGCCGCGGCCGCAAGCCCCTCAGAGGGCAAGGCCGGTAGTGGACGCCCAAACCCGCGAAAACTGGCGACGCATCCGCGACACGCTGGAAGCTGCGGGAAAAACCGACAACCACTACTACAGGCGCGCTCTTGCCATCCTCGCCGGGATGCCCGATCCCTTTGATCGTTACGATGGGATCAGGACCGGATCAGCCGATGGCGGACGAACCTAAAACAGTCGGCGGCGTCTTCGTAGCCTCTCTCCCTGCCGCGATCGCTGCCGGCGTGTTCGCCATCGGTGCCCTGCTCGTCAACATGCAGATCCAGTCCGCACGCATCGAGGCCACGCTGCAGCAGATGGCCGAGTCGGTGGATGAACTGAAGACTGACGCCAAGGCGCAGCTGGCTGACCTGGACAAGCGCGTGCGCCAGCTTGAGATCCGCAAGTAACCTAGGAGCACTTGCATGGGTCCCGTGTCTGTCGAAACCGCCGCCATCATCGCCATCGTCATCGCTGCCGGCAGCGAGATCATCGCCATCAGCCCGCTGCGCTCCAACAGCTGGCTGCAGTTGCTGCTCCAGGCTGGCCGGATGATGTTCCCCAAGAAGCGCTGACTGATGGCCAACGCCGCGCCCATCACGCTGGAGCAGCTGTTCCGGTTCTATCGCGGGCTGCCCCATCAAGCTGCTGCGATCGAGACGCTGGAGCAGGACCTGGCGGTGAACGGTTACGCCGCTGCCATGCGCCGCGATCGGGCATGGTTTCAGACCTGGAGCCAGGACGGCAAGCAGGCTGACCTAGCCGGCGCGCTGAGGCTGATCAAGGAGTTTGAGGGCTGCCACCTTGAGGCCTACGCCGACCCGCTGCACGGCTGGGACGTGGCAACGATCGGCTACGGCACCACCCGCTACAGCGACGGCCGCAAGGTCAAGCAGGGCGACAAGATCAACGCCATCGAGGCGGACATGCTGCTCCGCCAAGAGGTGGACCGCATCGCTGAGAAGCTGCGCGCCTCGATCCCTGCATGGGGCGAGATGGCCGACCATCAGAAGTGCGCGCTGATCAGCTTCGCCTACAACCTCGGCAGCGGCTTCTATGGCACGCCAGGCTTTGAAACCATCAGCCGGGAGTTGCGCGAGAAGGACTGGGCTGCAGTGCCCGCTGCCCTGCTCCTCTACCGCAACCCCGGCACCAACGTCGAAGCTGGCCTGAAGCGGCGCCGCGAGGCTGAAGGGCGGCTATGGGCTGGCAGCAAGCCGGCAGCAGCAGCAGCCAAGCCGAAGCCCGGCGATCCGTTCAGCACCAAGCTGACGCCCCACTTCACGCTGGGCGAGTTCGCCCTGGGTCAGCCGGCCCGGCGCTTTGTGGCGCAGCACCAGGTGGACACCGCGATCGAGCTGGCGGCGTTCCTAGAGCGCGTGCGCACGGCATTCGGCGGCAAGCGCATCACGATCACCTCGGGCTATCGGCCGGCAGCCATCAACCGGGCAGTCGGTGGCGCCAGTCAGTCAGAGCACCTCTACAACGCGCCGGGCGTGGGTGCCGTGGATGTGTACGTGGACGGCGTGGACATCAAGAAGGTGCAGGACTGGGTGGATCGTGAGTGGCCGTACAGCGTCGGCTACGGCGCACCCAAGGGCTTCGTGCATCTGGGCATCCGCGAGGGGCGTCCTAGGGTTCGGTGGCCGTATTAGCGCCTGAATGATCATTCCCGACCACGAGATCGCCCGCCTCTGCCGCCAGGCGGCGATGGTGGTGCCATACAACGCCGACCTGCAAAACCCCGCCAGCCTCGATGTGCTGCTGGGCGATCGGTTGATGATCGAGGTGGAGGATCGGCCCGAGCTGCAGATCCTTGGCATCGGCCACCACACCCAAGCCGATCCCTACTGGCTGGCGCCGGGTGAGTTTTGTCTGGCCGAGACGCAGGAGATCTTCAACCTGCCGGACCACATCGCGGCGCAGTTCGTGCTGAAGTCCAGCCGCGCCCGTGAAGGGCTGGAGCACCTGCTGGCCGGCTACTGCGATCCGGGCTGGCATGGCAGCCGCCTGACGCTGGAGCTGCACAACAGCCGCCGCTTCCACAACATCGCGCTGTGGCCTGGCATGAAGATCGGCCAGATGGTGTTCCACGTCATCGCCGGCACGCCCGAGCGCACCTACCGCGAGACTGGAAGGTACAACGGCGACCTAGGTGTGACTGCCAGCCGAGGCTAATTCGCGCATCCGATAGATCCGCGCTGGCGCCTCGGCAGGATCATCCATTGGGATCATGCGGTAGTCATCGACGCCGTGGATCTCGGCCCAATGCTGCGCGGCGATGTGGGTGGGGAACGGCCCGACGTGCCACGGGCCGAGGTTGAGAATGTAGGTCATGGGTGGTGGCGCCTGCCGGCACTCAAGCATGGAAAGGAGAAAGTCGGGGCCGGGATCGCCGGCCCGTGGTGTGCGGGGCATCAGGCGGCGAGCACCTCGATCTCGTCGGGCCGATAGCTTCCGCCGTCAAAGTGAACCCGAATCAGTCCCTTTGCCTCCAGGACGCGGAGCGTGGAGGAGTTGAAGCGCCCGTAGACCCGGTTGCCGTTGTAGCTGGTGGTGATGGTCTGGCCGTTGATGACCATGGTGTTGCTCCAGTCGTCAGCCAGGAAGAAAGCGCCGCAGAGCACTTTGTCTGGGGTCGTGGTTGGAGCCTCAGTGATCTGGGCGTAGGTGCGGGCTTGGGCGGGGGTGAGCTTGGTGGTCATGGCCGGGTGGGTGGCTGTCGATGTGAGAACTATACACCCCCCGCAGCGCACCCTGCGCCCATCGGTCAGCCGGTTGACAATCCGTAACACAGGCCGATCCAGTCGCACCCGCTACCGTGTGCCAAGCCGGGCGTCTGCCCATGCGGGCTTACCTGGTCGAGATCAACGCCAAGCTCATCGTTCGATCCGACACCGACCCCCAGGAGCTGCCAGCCGACATCTACAGCCAGCTGGCGGAGTTCATCCCCAGCGACGACGACATCGTGGATCTCGACGTTTCTGCCTTCCTCCTGCCTGGCCAAGACGATGGTGGACAAGCACCACATTGACGAGACCCGGCTCATCACCCGCCGCTCGGCGCGTGATCAGATCCATCTGGCATGGAACTACGAGTGCGCCTACTGCGGCGACCCGCTCGGCCGCAGCCCAACTCTCGATCACGTCACCCCCAAGGTCCACGGCGGCCTGACGGTACGCCAGAACCTCGTCAGCTGCTGTTTCATGTGCAACAGCCAGAAAGGCCACAAGGGCTGGGTGGACTGGTTCCGCGCGCAGCCGTTTTGGTCCGCCACCCGCGAATGGGCGATCCTGCAGTGGCTAGGGCAGGATCTTGCTGAGCCCCCAGATGATGAGAACGCAGGCGACCCAGTAGATGATCGACAGGTAGGTGATCTCAGCCAAAGTCACGAGCGAGCAGGTGGTTGAGGTACAGCTCAGCCTGCCACATGTCGCTGGAATAGCGGCAGTATCCATGCGCGCAGCTGCGGTAATACAGCTCCCCGCCAGCAGCCGGCTCCAGCGTGTCGATCCACCCGCCATCGCGCTCGGTCCGGCTGATTACGGTGGGCTCTTGCATGGTGTGAACACCGCGCAGGTCGGCGCAAATCTGCCCCCAGTCTGGCGACATTCGGGGATGTCCAGCTCGCACCGGCCGCGGCCCCCAGGTGTCCAATGGATGCAATCCCAGCACATCACTTTGAGTTCAGCTTCCACTGGCCGCGCCTTGGCACGAAACGCGGTGTAGAGGTTCTGCCCCCGCAGCATCGCCTGGCGCAGGTCAACGGTGCCGGTATCGGCCACCAGCTGGTGCTCAGGCTTGGGGCCAAGGATGATGTGCGCGTGCCACGTCTGGCTTGCCCGCTCGCAGGTCAACAGCAGGCGGCCGGCGTGGAGCGAGATCATTCGCGTTCGCCGTGTGCGGGCATGTGGTAGAGCCGCTCCAGCACCATGCTCGGTGGATCCGGCTCAGTTATTCCGGCAGCAACGTATGCCGCGGCTGGATCGACTGGATTGGCCGACAGGAACACATCCGGCCAGAACTGGTCCTTCACCACCAGCAAGCTAATCCGCGGGCTGCGATGCAGCACCCAGATCGCTAGGCGGTCCAGCAGTGAGATGTTCGGGAGGATCATCGGTTCAGTTTGGCGAGATAGTACGCAGCTTTCAACAGCGAGTCTTCGCCTTTGTAGCGCTCGCGCCAGACGTACTTGAGCACATTCCCCTTGCAATAGCCCCGGAACTCCTCTGGCGTCAGCGCGGCCTCGATTGCGTCGATGCACTCGATGTCGCCTTGCCGGTAGTGGTCGGGATGATTGACCGGATCGCTCATCGCTTCCTGTCCTCCAATTCACTGGCCAACACCGCTGCAGATCGCAGCAACGTGGTCAACGTCATGGGCCTCATGTTCCGGTCTGAGGCGTAACGCAATGCCCAACGAAAACCCATCGACACATTGCCGCCGCCGAGTTCACGCGCCTGCTCGATCTCCTCACGGCTCATCCTGATGTTGACCGTAAAGTTGCGGCCCTTGCCCTTGGGGCGGCGATCGCTCAGGACCATCGCCCGCCCAGCAGGAAACGACGGCAGACGGCGATGCACTGCTGCGCGTGCTTCTCTGCCAGGTGGCTCTCGGCATCACCGATCGCCAGCACGCAGGCGGCATGAAGCTCTGGGTAGGCGGTGTCGCGGAAGTTGGCAGCGATGTCGCGGCAGAACTCCTCCCACAGCCCGGTGTAGGTGCCGCAGGTGCGGCCGCTGGCTTCATAGAGCGCGTCGAGCATGTCGGCGCGCTGCTGGTCGAGTTGGACGCGGTTCATGATTGGATCAGTGCTTGCAGGATGTTCAGCAGCTCCTCGCGGCGCGCGGAGATGTGCGGGTGACATGGCAGGTTGGCCAGCTGATCAAGGCGAGCACGCAGCAGCGTGGCCAGCCGCTGGCGCTCCTCCTGCTGGCCGGCGTGGAACATGCCGGAGTCGCTGATTAGGGCCTCCAGTTTGGCGCGGATGTGATCCATCAGGCGCCCTCCAGCTCGGCGGCGATGGCGAGGAGGCGCTGGCGAGTTAGCCGGCGCTCGTGTTGTCGAAAGTGACCAAGGTCAGGCGCAATGGGAGGCAGATCCATTTCTGTCGGCACCACCTGATCCGCAGCAGCTCGCAGAGCGGCGGCGGCAATCCAGCGAGATTCGTTGAGGCAGTCATCTGGACCGTAAGAACTAACGTTGTTAGCAGTATTCAGCACCGCCTGCGCGGCGGGGGAGATGTCAGTCATTGGGCAGGGCCTCCAAGGCGCGGCGGATGGTGTTGAGATCTGTCATCTGGTTACTGAAGAATTCACCTGTTGATACAAGACGTGTGAGTCCCTCCAACGCCTTCTCCTTTAAGCTCGGCGGCTTGGGGCGGCGGGCGGCGCGGAGCGAGGGGATCAGCTCGGAATGCGTGGCCAGGTTCTGCCAATGCAGCCACTCACAGCACGCCTCCAGCTCTTGGTCAGCGCCCCACTGGGCGGCGCGGGTGGCTATGGACTCAGTGAGAGTGCAGTAGTCCTGATGGCGACCTTCTGTGTTCCACTGCTGCACCAGCTCCGGCGGTGGGGTGATGTCAGGCATTGAGCAGCCCTCCGTCAACGAGACCGTCGCACCACTCCTTAAACGGAACTTCGATCTGAGCCATGGTCTTGTTGTCGATGATCTCGGGCTTGCGGATCATGGCGATCGCAAGGCCAAGGGCGTCGCCGAGGCGGTTCTCAAGGCTGTCCAAGGGTACGAACTTGTAGTCAGTCATCGATTGGCCTCCTCTTGCAATAGATCGGCAAGCTCATCAAAAGGTGCGAGCCAGTCGTCGTCGCGCTTCCGGTCAATCATCCACGCCGCCACCTCGCGGATCGCGGCGCGGGCTTCAGATGCCCAGTTGACGGCTTCCTCGTCTCGCTCCAGGCCGTATTCCACCCCGCTAATGGCGAGGGCAACCCGCTCCACCAGCGGCCTCCCAATTTGAAAGGAATTAGGAGTTGGCTTGGAGTTGGGTGCTAGCAGATCCCTGACCTGTTGCGCCTGCTCGGGCGTCAATTGCAGCGGCTTATTGATCTCGTAGACCTTAGACGCTGGGCGCTTGGCCGCTTCCAGCGAGTCGACCCGGCTCGCCAAGGCCAAGATGTTGGCACTAGTTTCGATGATGTGCTTCTGAGCAGCATCCTCCAGCAACTGGACCCTATCGCGGAGTTCAAGAAGGCAATCCGCAGCAGCCCACGGGATTTGGTGTTCCATACCGGCGCAAATGTGTACATGCTCCCACTGCTCTGGTGTTGCTTTGTGGTCAGTCATCACGCCACCTCCACCACTGCGCCAGGCCAGCGTGCCTCGGCGTACTTGATCGCGTGCTTCTTGGTCTCGGCGCGGGTGATCCATGTCATCGGCATGGCGCCGGGCTTGTAGACCAGCAGCCGGTACTCCCGCGTGCGGGTCTTGGCATGTGGGCGGCTGATGCCGTCGCCGTGGCGGCTGGCAGTGGTCTCCTCGATCCACTGGAACGGAACGATCTCACGCATGGATGGACGGGTCGGTAACGGTTGCAGGATTCAGCCACTCAATCTGGTTCCACCACGGCATCCAGTCAATGGCTGCCTTGGCTTTGGCATCGGTCAGGCTGTGCGCCCAGATGCACTCGATCACGTTGGCTGAGCGGATCTGGAAGTAGAAACGGCGCATCTTGGTCATGGGCGGAGCGGCGCATGGCACGCCGGGTGATCGTTGTGGGCTTGCACGGCAGCATCACGACCGCCGGCGTAGCCAGCCGCATAGATCGCGGCGAGCGTCACCAGTGCGGTGATGCGGTTAATCCACGGGTTGGTGATCATGGTGATGTGGGTGGTGGCGGGGAACCCCGGAGGGCTCAGTCGAGGTTGTAGAGCGCCCAGGTCTTGACCTGCTTCAGGGTGTAGAAGCGCTCGATCTCGCCGGCGTAGTTAACGGTGAAGCGGTAGGTGCCGAGCTTGGTGGCGGTGGTGCCGGCGTCAACCATGAAGGCGCCTTTGGCCATCAGGTCGAGTTGGAGTTGAGCGGTGGCGGTCATGGCTGTCAGTGGGTGGTGGCCTCGTCGGCCGTCCCCTAATGATGATGCACCGCGGGCAGCGCATCACCCCCGGTGTGACATTTCTTCATGCGGCCAGCCATCGGCCTCCCGCGAACGCCTTTCGTTCGCCTCCCGCAGCGGCGCCAGCTGGTCCTTCGCCTCCTGGTGCTTCACCCGTAGCCGCGTGCGGCCGGCCTTTAGCTCCATCGGCACCCGCAGCACCGGCTTGCGCTTGTGCGCGGCGCTCCAGCCCACCGCATAGCTGGGCACCATCACCTCGACCGTAAACCACGCATGGCCGCACGCCTCGCAGACCCGCTTGCGCACGATCTGATCCTCTGGGTGGCTGTTCGTCACAGCCGCGCGGTGGACGCTGTGGCTGCACTGTGGGCAAAGCATGGGCAAGATGGGGCGACCCGCCCCTTATAGATGAACTTCGGTGAATGGATGGCGGTGGACATCCCGCCCGAGAAACTGTTCAAGCTGGAGGCGGAGTGCCGCGCCCTAGAGCGCAGCACTAACACCGGCCAGATCGCTGCTCAGCTCCTTCGCCAGTGCTGTTACCAGCAGCAGGTGCTCCAGCAGGCGGTCCATGAGATTGCCCGGCTGGAGCTTGAACTGATGCAGCGCTAGAACAGATCCTCCTCGGTGGCGGCGACCACCTCCCCGCCGGTTGCCTTGGCCAGGCTCTGAGCTGCGCCAGCTGCTGCCAGCTTGTCGTCGATCACCTTCTGGGTCTTGAAGTCCGGCTCGATCGACAGGCCCAGATACTTCACGCCGCTCTGGCTGGTGTTGTTGTAGCCAGTGATCCGAACGGGGATCTCTCCCTTGTCGTTGGGCTCGGCGTTCATGATGTAGCTGGCGAACGCCATCCGGTCCTCTTCCTTGATGCCGAACACGCCATCGACATCGGGATACTTCTTTCCGGCGTCATAGCGGTCGCCAAGCCGCTGCTGCAGCTTCTCCGGCGTGTTCTTGAAGATGGCGCCTTTGCTCTTAAAAGTCATGATCAATCGTGAGTGATGGTGTTGGCCTTTTCGTATTGCTCCACCTCGGCCAGGGGATAGAGCACGCGCCGACCGATGCGCACAAATGCTGGGCCGGTGCCAGCCGATCGCCAGCTGATCAAGGTCTGGCGGTGCATGTGCCAGCGATCAGCCAGTTCAAGATCAGTCAAAAACTCAGAAGATGTCTTCGTCATCGGTCGGCACCTCCTCGGTCATCTTGGTCTGGATCTTTTTGTTTAGGTCGGCCAGCTCCGCCTTTGGTTCTGGTGCTGGCTCGGTGCTGACCGTCACCGGCTCCACGTCCAGCACCTCCTCCTGCGTCTGGATGCCCACCAGCAGCTCAGGGATGAACAGCCGCCCCCAGAAAGCCGCGGCCCGGTAGCGGATCATCAACTCGGGCATGGTCAGCCACTTGCTGCCGCTCTTGGTCGCCCACCCTTCCTTCTTGGCCATGGCCATCGTCACCTCAGGGCCGCGCAGCTCCTCGCCGGTCTTCAGCTCAGTGGCCACAGCCGTGCAGGCCAGCGTGTCACCTTTGCCGGTGATGTCATATCGCAGCGGGCTGAAGCGCCCGCAGCCGTTGATCAGGCCGATGATGAACTGGCTGGACCAGCTCGGGCGACCGTGGATGATATGCAGGTTCTGCATCACCATCAGCGGATCCATGCCCATCCGCCGGCTGATGTTCAGCGCCACCAAGCAGTTGGCGTAACCCGCCTGCCCCTGGAACTGCTGCGGGATCAGCGTGGAGCTGGCCAGCGCCTTTGCTATCCGCTGCGCGTCCTCGAATGCCTGGATGCCGGAGAACACCCCCGGCTGCGTGATTGTTAGTGCTGTGCTGTCGGTCATCAGTAGGTCTCGATTTCAGTGGGTGGTTGCTGTGGCATGGATCCATCTGGCCGCGGCCGCATCCAGGGCGGCAGGCTGATGGTCTCGATCTGGTCGCTGTAGCCAGGCCAGGCGCCAGCGGCCTTGCAGGTGGCCAGCACTTCCAGGTCGCGGGCTGCAGCCTCAGCGCCGATCTGGATCATCTCGGCATCGGCGGCGTAGACGGCGACCGCATGAGGTGCCTTCTTCTCCACGCAGATGAAGATGAACTGATCTGGCCGGGTGCCGGTGGCCTGCTCGATGCCGTCCAGATACCAGGCCGCTTGGACGTGGTAGCGCCAGTTTGCGATCGACTTGCGGAACCCCGCCGGGCTCGCATCCTCGGTGGTCTTCAGGTCGATGATCAGGCTGCCGTCATCGGTCAGCCAGTCGGGGCGGCATTTGCACTGCAGCCCGGTCGCCTCATCTGTCCACATGTGGGTGGTCTCAGCTTTGCCCGGCATGGCCAGCAGCATCGCTGCAGCCGGATGCGCAAAGACCGAGTGACCCATGCGCATGACCAGCTCGGCATCGGTACGGCTTAAAACCGTACGTCCTGTAGAGGCGGTCTCAAACGCCTCCCATTCGGCCTTGCCTACGTTGGTGCGCCGGTTGATGCCTTCGGGTGCTGTGACGTAGCGGGCGTCCCACTGGTCCAGCTCTAGGACGTGGGTGTGGACCGCGCTGCCGATCGCCATGGCTGGCGTGGGCTCCGGGATCACCCGATTGGGGTCTAAGTAGCGCGCCCAGTAATGCAGTGGGCTCTTGGCGACCTGATCGAGGTGGCTCTTTGAAACCGCTGAGTGGCGGTGATAGTCGGCGTTCTCCATAAACCGTGGCGACTTGCGGTATCCTATAGCATGATGCCAGCAGATGCAACCGTATGCAGCTTCGGCCTTATCAGCAGCAGGCCATCTCGGACCTTCGCCTCGCATACCGTGACGGCGCACGCGCGCCGCTGCTGGTTGGTCCGACCGGAATGGGCAAGACCGTGATCATCGCCGCGGTGCTTCAAGGCATCGCCAGCCGCGGCCGGAGCGCCATCGTGCTGGTCCATCGCCGGGAGTTGATCGCGCAGACCAGCGCCAAGCTCACCCTGGCCGATGTGCCGCACGGGATCATCGCTGCTGGCACTGTCGCGACAGATGCACCAATTCAGGTCGCATCAGTGCAAACGCTCGCGCGGCGCCTTGACCGCATCACCGCTCAGCCCGATCTCATCGTGATCGACGAGGCACACCACGCCGCCGCGAACACATGGGGCAAGGCGCTCACCCATTGGCCTGAAGCCCTGCGCCTCGGTGTCACAGCTACCCCGGTCCGCCAAGATGGCCGCGGCCTCGGGATCGTGTTCGATCGCTTGGTGCTCGGGCCATCCACTGCGGAGCTGATCAGCGGTGACTTCCTTTGCCCGGCGCGCCTCTACGCTCCGCCACCTGTTGCCGATCTATCAGGGCTGCATCGCCGCGCTGGTGATTACGCCATCGAGGAAGCCGCCGAGCGCATGGATCGGCCCACGGTGACGGGTGACGCCATCAGCCACTATCAGCGCCTTGCCGCTGGGCAGCGCGCCATCGCTTTCTGCTGCAACATCAAGCACGCCGAGCATGTTTGCGCAGCCTTCAACAATTTCGGGGTCGGGGCGGCCACCCTGCTTGGCTCCACTGATCCGCAGCGGCGCGATGCCACCGTCGCCCGCTTCGCCGCCGGCCAACTGCAGGTGCTAGTCACCGTGGACGTGGTGAGCGAGGGCTTTGACATCCCAGCAGCAGGCTGCGCCATCCTGCTCCGCCCCACCCAATCGCTCGGCCTCTACCTGCAGCAGGTTGGCCGCGTGCTGAGGCCGGCACCAGGTAAGGCCGCGGCGATCGTGCTTGATCACGTCGGCAACGTCCACCGCCATGGCTGGCCTGATGATCCGCGTGACTGGTCGCTAGATGATCGGATAAAGCGCGCCGTTGGAGCTGGTGGCGCTGCGCCATCAGTGCGCACCTGCCCCGAGTGCTACGCCGCGTTCAAGCCCGCGCCGATCTGCCCCTGCTGTGGCACCGCTGCCAAGCTCAGCGCCCGCGAGATCCAGCAGCGCGATGGTGAGCTGCAGGAGCTGGAGCGCACCCATCAGCGGCGGCAGGTGGGCAAAGCCCGCTCACTGGCCGAGCTGCTCGCTGTTGCCAAGCAGCGGGGCTACGCTCCCGGTTGGGCGTATCGCATCCATGGCGCCCGAGCGGCGCGGCATGGCTAACCAGGAGACCACTCTCCAGCAACAGATCCGCCTCGCGCTTGGCACCCGCCCTGATGCCCGCCTGTTCCGCAACCAGGTCGGATCCTTGCCCGACCCCCGCACCGGCCGGCTTGTCACCTTTGGCCTCGCGCGCGGCAGTGCAGACCTGATCGGCTGGCGCACCGTCACCATCACCCCCGACATGGTCGGCCAGCAGCTCGCCGTGTTCACATCCATCGAGGTGAAGACCCCCACCGGCCGCATCCGCCCTGAGCAGCAGCACTGGCTTGGCGCCGTGCATGGCGCTGGTGGGATTGCTGGCGTGGCGCGTTCGATCGAGGATGCAAATCGGATCATCAGTGATGGCAGCAGCTAGAGCACAACACGCGCCACTCATGGCTCCCATCAGTGAACTGCACTTTTCGCAGCGATCCTTGGCCTGCTTGGACAAAAGAACCGCAACCAAAGCAAGTTTTGTTCCACTTAGTCGGCCCAAGGTGGCGAAAGGCCAAGGTTGCCTCAAGTTCACGCGCCATGGCTTGGCGCTGTCGCTTTTGATCCTCTTCAAAAAGGCGCTGACGTTCAGCAGCCTCTGCTTCCCATTCAAGGCGCTTCCGCTCCCGCTCTTTAGCTTTTTGAATGCCGACCCAGTTCACAAATGGATGCTGGCGGCTGAACTTGATAGAGGCTGGTCCCATCTCAATGGACAAGCTGGACACACCTCCAACAGTTCCGACAACAAGTACCGAGTCGCCGGTTATTTCAGCCAGTCGCTTCGGCTTCCACAGTTCCTCGACCAACATGCTGCGCAGGTCATCAGAGGCGACTCCTTCGCAAACGATCTCGCCAGCAAACCGATCGCCATGCTTGCGGGTGACGCCAAGCAGATCGCGCAAAGAATACAAAAAGTCTTGCGGCTTGCATTCAACCCAACGAGGCAGCATCAACAGATGACTTGCAGTCCTGATCGTGAAGTCCGGCAAGTACCGAAGCGACCGGCCGTTGGGCAGCCTTACTGACGCCTCGTACTGCCAAGCGACGCCTTGGTGATCCAGTTCGCTGGCAACTTTGATTTCAAGCTGTGATCTGAAGGCGGGCACCGGTTGGCAAATGCAAGATCCACGCTACAGTAACCCCAGCGATCCCCCAGCGCAACCAATGCAGCCAAAGCGCCCGCAGCGCCGCACCATCACGCTTGACCTGCCCCCGCAGCAGATTTCTTGGCTTGATAGGCAGGCATCTATAGCCCTTGTCTCGCGCTCTGGCTTTGTCCGGCAGCTCATTGCTGCAGCCATGCAGGAGCAGGCCAAGGCATGACCAAGATCACAGATCACGCCAACGGCCACTGGCCGTCGATCCTTGGCGCCCTTGCAGGCATCACCAGCGAGCAGCTGACCGACAAGCATCAGCCCTGCCCGCTTTGCGGTGGCAAGGATCGCTATCGCTTTGATGATCAGGACGGCACCGGCTCATGGTTCTGCAACAAATGCGGCGGCCCATCGGAAACCGGCGGCGGTGGCTCCGGCATGGACCTGCTGCTGCGCCGCACCGGCTGGACCTTTAAGGAGGCCGCCCAGCGCATTGAGCAGCACCTCGGCATCACGCCACAGCGGCCAGAAGCCCCTACCAAAGGCGCCGAGCACGTCTGGCGCTATAGCGACACCTTCATGGTGTGCCGCTTCCCGGGCAAGAAGATTCGCCCCCTCTGGTGGTCCGGCAGCGGTTGGGAATGGAAGGCACCACCGGCCCCGCGGCCGCTGCTGAACCTCGACCAGCTCCGTGCGCGCACTGGCACCGTGTTGATCGTTGAAGGCGAGAAGGCGGCCGATGCCGCGGCCAAGCTCTACCCGAAGGCTGTCGTCACTACCTGGCCATCGGGCTGTAAGGCGATCGACAAAGCTGACTGGTCGCCGCTTACCGGCCGGCGGATCATCCTCTGGCCTGATGCCGATGCTGTTGGTCAGCAGGCGATGGATCGCCTCGCACAGCTGCTGCTCCGTCTCCCAGTCGATCGGGCGCAGATGGTCACCCCACCACCCGACGCCCCTGAGGGCTGGGATCTGGCTGATGCCACATGGTCACCCGATGAGGCCGCGGCCTACGTCAAGGCCAACATCTCCGCGCCGCTAGAGCTGGACCCCGAACCCCCTGCCCAGCTGCTGGTCGAGCATGAGCCCGAACCCGAGCCCAAGCTGCCTGATCTCGACGCTAACGATCACTTCACCTGCCTCGGCTTCGACGGTGACGCCTACTACTACCGCCCCCACAACACCGGCCAAGTAGTGCGCCTCACTCGCGCAGCGCACACATCCACCAACCTCGCATCACTGGCTGGCCTGAACTACTGGCGCCAGCTATGCCCCAACGAACGCGGCGGGATCGACTGGACCCAAGCAGCGGCCACCCTCTTCGCTATCAGCGCCGAACGTGGCGTTTACAACCCCGACCGCATCCGTGGCCGCGGCGCATGGTGGGACAACAAGCGCACCATCCTCCACCTCGGCGATCAGCTGGTGGTCGATGGCAAGCGTCACCCCGTCCTCAAGCCATTCGACTCCAGCTACCTGTATCACCGGATGCCAGAGCTGGCCGGCCCCGGCGAGGAGTCACCCCTTACCGATGCCGAAGCGTTGATGCTTTGCGAGATCGCGGAACGCTTCCACTGGGAGGTGCCTGCATCTGGCATGTTGCTCGCCGGCTGGGTAACCCTTGCGCCGATCTGCGGTGCTCTCCCATGGCGCCCCCATGTCTGGCTTACGGCTGCAGCGGGATCAGGCAAGTCCGCCATCCTCGATCGCTATGTCGCGCCCCTTCTGGCCGACATGGGGCTGATCGTTGCTGGCAACACCACCGAGGCCGGCCTGCGCCAGACGCTGCGCTGTGATGCGCTGCCTGTCGTGTTCGATGAGGCCGAGTCCAACGAGAAGGCCGATCAGGTGCGGATGCAGAACATCCTCTCCTTGGCTCGCGTTGCGTCCAGTGAGTCGCACGCCACCCTCATCAAGGGCAGCCCCGGTGGTGATGTGACCCGCTTCAACATCCGCTCGATGTTCCTGATGTCATCCATTGCCACCGCTTTAAAGCAAGGCGCCGATCGCAGCCGCTTTGCGCAGCTCACCCTTCGCTCGCCTAACGAGCTGCCCAAGGATGAGCGCACCAAGCACTGGGAGCAGCTGGACCGCGACCTCGACAAGCACATCAGTTCAGACATCGCCCGACGCCTCATTGCCCGCACCGTCAACCTGATACCAACCATCAGAGCCAGCGTGCGGGTGTTCACTCGCGTGGCCGCTGAGCGCTTCGACTCACAACGCCTTGGTGATCAGTACGGCACGCTCCTCGCTGGCGCCTGGTCGCTCATGTCGAGCCAGGTGGCCACAGACGATGAAGCGCGGGCACTGATCGACCAGAACGATTGGGAGCCCTACAGCCAGACAACCGAGGTGCCCGATGAGCAGCGATGCCTGCAGCGCATCCTTCAGTACCAGGTGCGCGTCGAGACCGACGAGAAGACCCTCACCCGCACCCTTGGTGAGCTGGTGGAGATCGCAGCCCATCACCGCTCCGATCGTGACGTGGAGACCAGGCAGGCGAAGGACACGCTAGAGCGCCATGGACTGAGGGTCGAAAGCGATGACAAAACCCTCTACATCAGCAACACCGCCGAGGCCGTCGCCACCATCCTCCGCGATACGCAGTGGTCCCACAGCTGGGGCACGCTCCTATCCAGGCTGAAGGGAGCGACCAAAGCCGGGCCGACGCGTTTCAGGGGTTGCGGGGCCGTTTCCAGGGCTGTGGCGTTACAGATTGGGGACTTGTAACCGGGTTTTGTAACGGCGTAACTCGTTGCGCCGCAAGGGATTTGCCCCCGTTGTAACGCTGTAACGGTTTTTGGCGGATATAGCCACACCCTTATACAGAGACACCCCTCCTCTCTCTCTCTGCTGCTTGCTAATGCTTCTATTTTTAAAAAGGTGTTACATCGTTACAAGGGGCTGAAAGCTGCTGTGCTGCAAGGGATCTCGGTGTAACGCCTCCTGTAACACCGCGTTACAGCTGTCACAGCCTGATCTCACCCCTATTCACTGGCTGAGGCCGGCCGCTCGCCCTACCCTGACCACATGGCAACCATCACCCTCGACATCAAGTCAGAGCTGCCCAAGGCCATCCGGTGGACGGATGCCATGACCAAGCAGCTGCCATTCGCCATCAGCCAGGCGCTGAACAGCACTGGCTTCGACATCCGCGGCTCACTCAAGGGCGCATCCCGCCAATACTTCAACAACCCCACCCCGTTCATCCAGAACGCATGGCGGGTCGACAAGAGCACCAAGCGCAGCCTCGCGGTCACGATCTTCCCCGAAGCCAAGCGTGAGCCTTACCTCAGGGCCAACATCACGGGCGGTAGGCGTGGCACCAAGCCATTCGAGGCGCGCCTGCTTGCACAGGCCACAGGCGCCATCCCAAGCGGCAGCAAGCTGATCCCCGCAGCAATCAAGCGCAACGCTGCAGGCAACGTGTCTCTGGCCGCTATCAAGCGCATATCAGGGCAGGTTGGGCAGCTTGGGCGTAATGGGGTATTTGTCGGCACGCCACCCGGTGGCAACAAGCCGCCAGGCGTTTACCAGCGCGCTGCTCGTGGTCGCCTCAGGCCCCTGTTCATTGCGGTGCCATCAGCCAACTATCGGCCGATCTTCCCCATCAACGACATCGGCCAGAAGGTGGTCGAGAGGCGCTTTGGTTCATACCTCCGCAGCTCCTTGGAGCGTGCGCTGGCCTCGGCTCGTTAAGACCCCCTCCTGCCAGGCCTTTTTGGGTCCTCCCTGCCAGATTTTTCGCGGGTGATCGCAGACCGCAGAAAAGCGCTAGCGCCAGCGGTCAATCCCCATAAACCCTTGCGCCGCAAGGGATCTCGGCGAATCTTGCTTCAAGATACCCCGAACGGGTTTAGCGCGGTTTAGCATCAGTTAACTAAGCCTAGCTTTTGCTTAACTTTGCTGGTCACGTTTTCTGAGTTCGCTGCGATCAAGGGCTGCACGAAGGCGGCGGTGACTCATGCAACCAAGAGTCGGATTGCCGCAGCAGTGATGGAGAAGGACGGCAAGCGGTGGCTGGATCGGGATCTGGCGCTGGAGTTGTGGCGGAAGAACACACTGAAGAACAACGCGGCGAAGGTGGATGACCCGGACCCAGTGGAATCACCGCCGAGGGATGCGCAGGAGCTGCGACGACGGGTGGAGGGATTGCCTGATGATGAGATCCCTGAGCTGAATGAGAGTCGTGCGCGGCGCGAGCATTACCAGGCGGAGTTGGCCAAGCTGGAGGTGGATCTGAAACGCAAGGAGCTGGTGCCGGCGGATGAGGTGAAGAAGGAGGCGTTCCAGATCGGGCGGAGCGTGCGCGAGGCGCTGAGCAACCTGGCTGATCGGCTGAGCCACCAGCTGGCGGGTGAGACCGACCCGGCGGTGATCCACCAGCTGCTGAGCGATGAGCATCGTGATGCGTTGCTGGCGATGGTGGAGGCAGACTGAGCCGATGATCGATCTACGCCTAGGCGACTGCTTGGAGGTGCTGGCCACGCTGGAAACGGCGTCGGTCGATGCGGTGATCACGGATCCGCCCTATGCCAACACCGGCACAGGTAGCAGCAGGGTTAGCACTTCTGCAGCCATTCCAGATGAGCGGCAGTTCTTCGACCTTTGGATGCGTCAAGTCTGGGGAGAATTGGCGCGAGTGCTGAAGCCTACCGGCGCAGCTTTTCTCACGATTGACTGGCGCGGAGCGATGGCGTGCGAGCGCGCAGCTTGCGGCTCACCACTTGCCTTTGGCGGAATTGGCGTGTCGGACAAGGAGCAGCTCGGAATGGGCTACATGCTGCGCCACTCCTACGAGTGCTTTGTTGCCGCGAGGATGCCGGAGTGGAAGCCGGTGAACCGCTCGGTCTATGACGTGTGGCGCGTGAAGTGGGGACCACAAAATCGCAAGACCGGGCACCAGGCAGAGAAGCCCGTTGAGCTGATCCAGCGTGCGCTGGACCTGCTGGCGCCACCTGAGGGCGGCGTGGTGTTGGACCCGTTTATGGGCAGCGGCACCACCGGCGTGGTCGCCGTGCAGGCGGGCTACCGCTTCGTGGGCATTGAGCGCGAACCAGAGTTCCTCGAGCTGTCGCAGCGCCGCATTGCGGACGCGCAAGGGTTCTGCGCACAGGCCGATCTGTTCGCATGAGCGTCTGGCGCACGGCCTTCATGGACGGGCTGCGACCTGAGCAGCCGCTGACGGTGAGCGAGTGGTCGGACAAGCACCGGCGACTGAGCAGCAAGGCCAGCGCAGAGCCTGGGCCGTGGCGCACCAACCGGACGCCGTACCTGCGGGAGCCTATGGACTGCCTGAGCACGACCAGCAGCGTTCAGCGGGTGGTGATGATGTTCGCGGCGCAGACGGGCAAGACAGAGGCGGGCAGCAACTGGCTGGGGTATGTGATCGACCACGCGCCAGGGCCGATGCTGTGCGTGCAGCCAACGGTGGAGATGGCGAAACGACTGAGCAAGCAACGGCTCGAGAGCATGATCACCGACACGCCATGCCTGGCGGCAAAGATCGCGCCATCGAGGGCGAGGGATTCGGGGAACACGATGTTCAGCAAAGACTTCAGCGGCGGGATCATGCTGCTGACCGGGGCGAACAGCAGCACGGGGCTCAGATCTGCGCCATGCCGTTACCTGTTCGCTGATGAGGTGGACGCTTACCCCAGTGATGTGGATGGCGAGGGCGACCCGGTGGCATTGGCTGAGCGCAGGACGACGACGTTCGCTAGGCGCAAGATCCTGCTGACCAGCACGCCAACGGTGAAGGACTTCAGCCGGATCGAAGCGGAGTACCTACGCAGCGATCAGCGGCGCTTCTATGTGCCGTGCCCGAGCTGCGGCGGGATGCAGTGGCTGCAATGGCCGCGGCTGAAGTGGGACGCAAAGCGACCGGGTGATGTCAGGTATCAGTGCGAGCACTGCGGCGAACGGTTCGAGGAGAACCACAAGCCGGCGATGCTGGCTGCTGGTGAGTGGCGCGCGACGGCACCGAGCGATGGCAGGACGGCTGGCTTCCATCTGTCGGGGCTTTATAGCCCGCTGGGGTGGTGCAGTTGGGAGCAGCTGGTGGATGACTTCCTGCGGGCGAAATCAGACGCGCCAGCGCTGAAGGCATTTGTGAACACCAGACTGGCGGAGACCTGGGAGGAGGACTACGCCGCGGCCGTGAGCGCTGACGGGTTGATGGCGAAGCGGCTGGCCTATGAACCAGGGACGTGTCCCGATGGAGTGGTGCTGCTGACGTGCGGCGTGGACGTGCAGGACAACCGACTGGCGGTGAGCGTGTGGGGCTGGGGCGAGGGCGAGACCGGCTGGATGGTGTGGCACCAGGAGCTGATGGGCGACCCGACTCAGACGGAAGTGTGGGGCCAACTGGACCAGGTGCTGGTGACCGAGTGGGCAACGGCTGCGGGCAAGGCGCTGAAGGTGTCGCAGGTGGCGGTGGATAGCGGCGGCCACTGCACCCATGAGGTGTATCGGTATGTACGCGATCGCGTGCGGCAGAACGTGGTGGCGATCAAGGGCAGCAGCAGACGCAACAGCCCGGCGGTAGGCAAGGGCAACAAGGTCGACGTGAGCTGGCAGGGCCGGGTGTTGAAGCGTGGTGTCACGTTGTATCAGCTGGGAACCGACACGATCAAGACGACGCTGTTCGGCCGGTTGCGGCACAACGAAGCAGGTGGCATTGGGACACTGCATTTCGGCATGGCTGCGGACGAGGAGTATTTCAAGCAACTAACCAGCGAACGGCAGGCATTGCGGTATCACCGCGGGTTTCCGATTCGGGAGTGGGTGAAGAAAGCAGGTGATCGGAACGAGGCGCTGGACTGCGTGGTCTATGCCTACGCGGCGATGTTGCTGTTCTCGCGGCGGATGAACCGAGCAACGATGTGGCAGCAACTGGCGGATCAGCTTGAGCATGGGAAGAAGGCGCCGCTAAGATCGAAACAACAGCCTGCGGCACCTGCTGCGGCCGGGCCTGGATTCGTCAACAACTGGTAGGCCGTGAACATCCCCAGCGAAATCAGGGCAGGCGACACGATTCAGTGGCGGGACGTCCCTGGTGCTGACAATTTGGGCAATGTGGTGAGCAGCTCGGACTACACGCTGACCTATTACCTCCGGACTAACACGGCGAGCGAAGGTGCTACGGCAGTTGGCGCCGCCTACGGAACTGGTTGGGAGTTCACGATCACTGCAGCCACCAGCGTGGCGTTCGATGCTGGCCAGTGGTTTTGGCAGGCGGTTGCGACCAAGACTGGCAGCACGGTGACGCTGGGCTCTGGCCAGCTGACGGTGCTGCGGAGCCTGAGCTATAGCGGCACACCCGGCGCAGTTGATGGCCGGTCGCAGGCACAGCAGGATCTGGATGCGGTGCAGGCGGCGATCCGCGCGATTGTCGCTGGTGGTGTTGCGAAGGAATACACGATCGGCAACCGCAACCTGAAGAAGTACGACATGGCTGACTTGCTGCAGCTTGAAAGTAAGCTCAAGGCTGAAGTGAAGCGTGAGCAGATGGCGGATTTGATTGCCAATGGCCTGGGCAATCCCCACAATCTGTTCGTGAGGTTCTGATGGGACTGCGCACGCGGCTATTTAAGGCGATGGGTTTTGAGCCGACGCGACCCCAACGCCGGGCGTATCAAGGCGCACGGGTGAGCCGGCTGACTGCCGACTGGGTTACAAGCGGCACCAGCGCCGACAGCGAGATCAAGTCCAGCTTTAAGGCATTGCGCAACCGTGCGCGGCAACTGGTGCGTGACAACGATTACGCGCGGCAGGCAGTGCGCGCGATCCAGAACAACGTGATCGGGCACGGGATCAAGCATCAGTCGCAGGTGCGGATGCTGCGCGGCGGGCGACTGGATGAGGCGATCAACGGCCAGATCCACGAGCAATGGGAGCGGTGGATGCACAAGAGCCGCTGCGATGTGAGCGGGCTTCTGGGTTTTCATGACATCGAGCGGCTGCTGGCGCGGAGCATGGCCGAATCGGGCGAGGTGTTCGTGCGGATGATCCGTAGGCCGTTTGGCGATTCGCGGGTGCCGTTCGCATTGCAGATCCTTGAGGCTGATTACCTGATTGACGATGACGTGCCGCAAGCAGCGGACGGCAACACGGTTCGGATGGGCATCGAGGTGGACGGCTACCTGCGGCCGCAGGCTTACCACTTCTACGCAAACCACCCGGGCGACACCTATGCAGGCAACCCGCGGACCAATGGCCGGCGGATCCGGGTTCCTGCTGATGAGGTGATCCATCTGTTCCTGCCGGAGCGGCCAGGCCAGACCAGGGGCGTCACATGGTTTGCATCAGCGCTGATGCGGCTGCACATGCTGCAGGGCTACGAAGAAGCGGAAGTGGTGCGCGCCCGGGCCAGCAGCGCGTTGATGGGATTCATCCAATCGCCTGAGGGCGAGTTGATTGGCGATGAGATCTACGAAGGCCAGCGCGTGAGTGAGTTCACGCCAGGCGTGTTCAAGTATCTGGCGCCAGGCGAAAGCGTGACGGTGCCCGATCTGAATGCACCTGACGGTCAGCTGGAGCCGTTCACGCGGTCCATGCTGCGCGCTGTGGCGGCTGGTGTTGGGGTGAGCTTTGAAAGCATCAGCAAGAACTTCAGCGAGAGCAACTACAGCAGCAGCCGGTTGAGCCTGCTCGAGGAACGCGATACCTATCGCGTGCTCCAGCGCTCGATGATCGAAAACTTCCACCAGCCGGTGTTTGAGGCATGGCTTGAGATGGCGGTGCTGAGCGGTGCGCTGAATCTGCCGGGCTACGAAACCAACCCCGACCGCTACCGGGCTAGCCGGTGGATCCCGAGAAGCTGGGAATGGGTCGATCCACAGCGTGAAGTGGAGGCATACAAGACGGCCGTGCGATGTGGCTTCAAAACGCTGGGCCAGGTGATCAGCGAGCAAGGCGGTGATCTGGATGATGTGCTGATCGCACGTCAGGCCGAGCTGGCGATGCTGGATGAGATGGGCATTGTTACGGACAGCGATCCGAGCGAAGTCGCTGACAGCGGTGCGGTTCACCCGATGCCAGTGCCTGCCACTGAGACGCCAGTAGAAGAGGAGGAGTATGAGGAGCTGTCAGTCCTCGAGGATCCAGCAGAAGGCCCTGAGGACTGATGGCAAACGTCAACGGCGCCGAGATTGACCTGATGCCGACTGATGGGATGCGGACAGAAGCGCAGCGCTACCGCGACTGGAAGGGTGAAGGCGAGCAGGGTGGCACCGAGGTGGCAGCGACTAGGGCCAGTCAGATCTTGAGCGGTGATGAGCTGTCGCCCGACACTGTCATCACGATGGCGGCATGGTTTGCGCGGCATGAGGTGGACAAGCAAGGCGAAGGGTTCAGCCCTGACGAAGATGGTTATCCGTCCCCGGGCCGCGTGGCATGGGCTGCCTGGGGCGGCGACGCTGGGCAGACTTGGTCGATTAGCAAGGCCGATAGAATCAAAGAACTACAAGACAGAAGCGCGATGGAGATGGAGCGCCCCTACCCGAACGAACACGCTGCACGATTGGAAGATCCGGCTCAGTACGATTCGCTGCGCCGCGTCAACGATGAAGGCGGCACCGGCGTTGATTTCATCTATGGCGTGAAGGAAGGCGAGAGCGAGCTGCAGGCAATCCGGTTCCGCAGTTCGGTGTACACCGCAGCCGAGGCCCGCACCTGGTTGGCCGAGCATGACTTTGAGCCGATCGAGTTTGAGGAGGCAACAGGTGACGTCGAAGGCGAGCGCATTCGCGCAGCTGCTGACGAGCTGACCGAAGGCGACTTTGTGCGCTGGGATTCGAGCTGCGGCACTGCCCAGGGCAGGATCGAGCACATTATGCGCGAGGGCACGCTTGGCGTCCCTGGTACTGAGTTCAGCATCGACGCAACAGCAGAAGACCCTGCTGCGCTGATCCGCATCTATCGCGAAGGCGAAGAGGGATGGGAAGCAACCGAGACGATGGTGGGCCATAAGTTTTCGACGCTGAACAAGATCGATGCACTGCGGGCCATGCCTGGCATCGGCAAGTATCAGCGCGCTGAACTGACCACTTTTGACGAAGTGGAGGACCGCACTTATGAGTTCCCATTCAGCTCTGAGTTCCCTGTTGCGCGCTACTTCGGCAACGAGATCCTGAGCCACGAGGCGAATGCAGCTGATCTCAGTCGCTTGAACGATGGCGCGCCGCTGCTGTTTAACCACAACCCTGATCGTGTGATCGGCGTGGTTGAACAGGCGAGGATTGATAGCAAAGGACGGCGCGGCTATGCGCGGGTGCGGTTTAGCCGCAACCCGTTTGCTCAGGAAGTCCTGAGTGATGTGAAGGACGGCGTTCTACGGAATGTGTCCTTCGGCTACTCCATCGACAGAATGGAGGAGCGCGGCAGTGGTGACTTTGTTGCTACTGCCTGGGCACCTTACGAGGTGTCGATCGTCAGCGTTCCCGCTGACAAAACTGTGGGCATTGGCCGCGCGTTGACGCCCACGGACCCTGCTGCTTCGGCAGCACCATCCCCTGATCCCCTTCCTTCAATGGAATCCACCACCCCCGATCTGGCCGTGGTGCGGGCCGAAGCCGCCGAGGCTGAGCGCTCCCGCATCAATGAGATCTCCGCCTTGTGCGACAAGCACAACATGGGCGATCTGGGCCGTCAGCTGGTCGAGTCTGGTCGTTCAATCGACGAGGCCCGTGCCGCTGTTCTCGACAAAATGAACATTCAACAGGAGCCTGTGACCATGAGCGCCGCCGACATCGGCATGAGCGAGAAGGAGAGCCGTAATTTCTCCTTCCTGCGTGCCATCAACTATCTCTCCAACCCGACCGATCGTTCGGCCCGTGAGGCTGCAGCGTTCGAGATCGAAGCATCCGAGGCTGCTGCTTCTAAGCTCGGCCGTCAGTCCCGTGGCATCACGATCCCCCAGGACGTGCTGCGTCGCGATCTGAACGTTGGCGCGGCTACGGCTGGCGGCAACCTGGTTGAGACCATGCTCGACGCTGGCAGCTTCATCGACCTGCTGCGCAACGCTTCGGCCCTGGATCAAGCTGGCGCCACCGTGCTGACCGGCCTGACCGGCAACGTCGCCATCCCCCGCCAGTCGGGTGCTGCCACCGCCTACTGGGTGGCTGAGAGCGGCGCTCCTACCGAGTCGCAGCAAACTGTGGATCAGGTCAGCCTGACCCCCAAGACGGTGGCCGCGTTCACTGACTACAGCCGCCGCCTGATGATCCAGTCCTCCATTGACGTGGAGAACATGGTCCGGGGCGATCTGGCCCGCGTGCTGGCGCTCAAGATCGACCTGGCTGGTCTGTACGGCACCGGCAGCAACAGCGAGCCCCTCGGCCTGAAGCTGACCACCGGCATCGGCACCGAGAACTTCGCCGCTGCTGCCCCGACCTTCGAGGAAGTGGTGGCACTTGAGAGCGACGTGGCAACCGCCAACGCGCTGCTGGGCAACCCTGTCTACCTGATGAACGCTGCTATGCGCGGCAGCCTCAAGACCACCAAGAAGGACGCCGGTTCCGGCATGTTCATCATGGATGGCAACGAGGTGAACGGCTATCGCGGTGTGCTGTCCAATCAAGTGGCATCCGGCGATCTGTGGTTTGGCAACTTCGCCGACCTGATCATCGGCTACTTCAGCGGACTCGACATCATGGTCGACCCCTATAGCAACAGCACCAGCGGCACCGTTCGCGTGGTTGCGATGCAGGACGTGGACATCGCTGTCCGTCATCCTGAGTCCTTCAGCCGCGGCAACGATTCCCTCTGATGTTGATCCAGGTCCTACGGCAAACGATGCTGGCGGGCCAGGTGGTTCGTGTTGGGGATGTCATTGAGGCATCCCCTTCCGACGCCAAGCTCCTAATCGGCATCGGCAAAGCAATGGTGGCCGCCGCCCAGGTGGCCGAAGTGGTTGAGACTATTTCTCTACCTTCACGCAAACCTTCTACCCCTCGACGGAGGGCAAAACCATGACCATCCACAACCTTGGGTCAAAGACTGACCTGCTTTCCATTCACAACAACGCTGTCGTCGCATCAACCGGTGCTGGCACCCCTGCCAACGTTGACCTGGTCGATTATGAAGGCGACGTCGCTTTCATCATCGATGGAGCTGCTGCCGGCTCTGGCGTCACCCTGACTGCCAAGATTCAACACAGCAACACCACCACCGCTGGCGATTTCACTGACGTGACCGGTGGCGGCTTCACCGCTGCTGCTGCGAACACTGCATTTCGTCAGAAGATCTACCTGGACAGCAACGACCTGCGTCGCTATGTTCGCGTGCTCTTCACGGTGACCGGCGGCACTGGCACTGGTGCCGTTTCAGTTCAAGCTCTCGGCTCCAAGAAGTACAGCTGATGGCGATCACGGAAGATCTGGACATCTTCCTGGCAGACTTCGGCGTCAGCTGCACAGCTGGCGCCGTTACTGCCAATGGGATCTTGGACATGCCAAGCCAGATCCTGAGCGATGGCATGGTGCTCAGCACTGATTACACATTGACGGCACGAGCTTCCAGCTTCGGCAGCTTGATCCGCGGCAGCTCTATCACAGTCGACAGCGTGGCCTACACGGTGCGCGAGACGATGCTGATCGATGACGGCAAGTTTGTTCAGATCGCATTGCAGAAGACATGAGCAGCCCCTTCAAGGTCAACACACGCAGCCAGTGGGCAACGCTCAATCCGGTCCTCATGGCCGGCGAACCTGGCCTTGAAAGCGACACCAGCAACCTGAAGATCGGTAATGGCCGGTCACCATGGGCGAGCCTGCCGTATCACGGCTGCCCTGGCTACTGGGGCTCTTTTTGGGACAGCACATCCCAGGTAGCGGCAGCCATCAACACGCCCTACGCGATCAAGTTGCGGCAGGCTGACGCGGCCAGTCGTGCCGTAAGGATCATCTCGAATGAGCGGATCACGGTCGATCACGCTGGGATCTATAGCCTCACGTTCTCGATTCAGTTCAGCAATACGGATAGCTCGATTCACGACATCAACGTTTGGCTGCGCAAGAATAACGACGGCAGTGCTGGCGACGTGCCGGCAACCGATAGCCGGTTCAGCATCATTGCAAGGCATGGCAACGTTGATGGCAACGTGATTGGCACGGTGAACTTCGTGCTGCCACTTGTCGCAAGCGATTACCTAGAGCTGATGTGGATGACCAGCAACGTGCAGGCATACATCCACGCCGAGGATGCAGAAACCAGTCCGGCACACCCCAGCATTCCAGGGATCGTCTGCACCGTTGTTCAAGTCGCCTCGGCCTAAACCATGACTACCAAGCGCGAAACCATCCTGGCCGCTGTCCGCACGGCGCTCACTGACACCACCGGCGTTGGCACGCGGATCTATCGCAGCCGCGTGGAGCCGATGGCACGGGCCGAAAGCCCGGCGATCGTGATCGAGCCGGTAAATGATACGGCTGAGCAGAACACCAGCCTGCCGACGCTGGACTGGAGCCTGACGGTGCGGGTGTCGGTGATCGTGCGCGGCACCATCCCGGACCAGTTGGCCGACCCAATCGTGGAGAGCCTGCACAGCAAGTTGATGGCAGACCTGACGCTGGGCGGCTATGCCATCGACATACAGCCGCAGTCGGTGAGCTTTGAAATGGTCGAGGCTGATCAGCCCGCGGGTGTGATCAGCTGCGACTATCTGATCCGCTACCGCACCAGCGTGACTAATCTGGCAACAGCGTGATGGCTACCATGGTGGATGAACACGCGGGCAAAGGCGGTTCCTACCTGCTGAACCCGAAAACCGGCAAACGGAAGCTCATCGAGCGGACGGCGCCGGCTACTCCCTCCGAACCCCAAGAAGAGGTATTGAGCCATGCCGCTCCTGAGCCGCAAACGCCTGATCCTGGCTGAGATTGAAGGCACCTATGGAACCGATCCCACGCCAACCGGCAGTGAAGCGGTTCTGGTGCGCAACCTTGAGATCACTCCGATCGAGGCCGAAACCGTCAGCCGCGATCTGATCCGTCCCTATCTGGGCAACTCAACGCAGCTGCTTTCCAACACCCGCGTCAGCATCACCTTTGAGGCTGAGCTGGCCGGCTCCGGCTCTGCTGGCACCGCCAGCAAGCTGGACGCATTGCTGCGCTCCTGCGGCCTGGCTGCCACCACCACCGCTGCAGCTGTGACCGGCAGCGCTCAAGCTGGCGCCGCTGGCTCGATCACGCTGGCAGCTGGTGCAAGCGCAACCAACAACATCTACAACGGCATGGTGATCTCGATCACCAGCGGCACCGGCAGCGGCGACAAGGGCATCATCACCGCCTACAACGGCACCACCAAGGTGGCGACGGTTCGGAAGACCACGACCGCCTTCACGCCGGGCGCCAGCAGCGCCTACAGCATCTCGGCAAACGTGGGCTACAAGCCTGTGAGCGAGAGCTTTGAGAGCTGCACGATTTACTTCAACAACTCGGGCGTGCTGCACAAGGCCACCGGCTGCCGCGGCACTTTCAACCTGAACTGCGAAGTGGGGCAGATCCCGGTGATTAGCTTCACAATGACCGGCATCTACAACGCCCCGACCGACACCGCTGCGCCGGCCGTCACCTACGCCGACCAGGCGACGCCGGTGATCTTCAAGGCGGGCAACACGCTGGGCGTGTCGATCCTCGGCTATGCCTCTGCTTGCGTCCAGTCGCTCAGCTTCGACATCGCCAACGAGGTGATCTATCGGGAGCTGGTTGGCTGCACCAAGACCGTGAGCATCACCAACCGCGCGCCCAGCGGCACGGCTGTGATCGAGGCGCCGACCATCGCGGAGAAGGATTACTTCACGATCGCCAACGATGACACCACCGGGCTGGTGAGCTTCCAACATGGCACCACCGCCGGAAACATTGTTACCCTGCTGGCGCCTACGGTTGACATCGGCAACCCGTCCTATTCTGACCAGGACGGCATCCAGATGCTGAACCTGCCCTATGTGGCAATCCCCTCCAGCGCTGGTAACGACGAGCTAACCCTCACCTTCCAATAGGAGCCCCCTGCATGGCGTTTGTTCTCAAGCAGTCCGACACCTACGTCTGGCCGGTCACTTTCGACGTTCCCGTTGATGGTGGCCGGCATGAACGGCAAACATTCGACGGTGAGTTCAAGCGCCATCCGCAGAGCAAGATCGGCCCGATGGTGGCCGAGCTGCAAAAGCTGGAGGATCTGGGCGACCTGGAGCGCATCACCGAGATGGCGGCCGAGCTGCTGGTCGGCTGGTCCGGCGTGACCGGCGACGATGGCAAGGAGATCCCCTTCAGCCAGAAGGCGCTGCAGCAACTGCTGGAGGTACCCTTCCTCGCGGTAGCGGTGCTGAAGGCCTACATGGACAGCATCAAGGGAGCCAAGAGAAAAAACTGACCGAGGCCGCCGAACATTGGGCCGGCGGCGGCGTGGTGGACAACACGCAAGACGACGCGGCAGCCTTTGGCCTTGCGCTGCCGGAGCAACCCTCAGCGGACTTTGAGGTGTGGGAGGAGAACTGGCCGGTGGTCGAGATGTTCCTACGAGCCCAGACGCAATGGCGCACGACGATGAACGGCGTGCTGGGGCTCGACTATGGAGCAGTGGCGTGGCTCTTTATGATGTACGAAGTGAAAGACCAACGCACGCTCCTGGAGGACCTGCAGGTGATGGAAGCGGCGGCGATGGTCACGATTAACAGCCGGAGCAGCTGACATGGCGATGAACATGGATGCGCTGCTCCGCATCAAGGCGGACGTTCAGGGCGAGAACAACATCCGCCGGCTGGGCAACTCCATGCAGGGGCTGCAGGGGCAGGCCAAGAACGCCGCGATGGGCTTCAACAGCCTGAAGGGCGCTGTGGCGGGCTTCGGTGCTGCGATTGCCGGCAGCGCCATCGTGGGCGGGCTGACGGCGATCGTGAAAAGGTCGATCGACGCAGGCGATGAGCTGTTCAACCTCCAGGCCAAGACCGGCGTGGCAGCCAATGCGCTGATCGGCATTGGCAATGCTGCCAAGCTGGCCGACGTGGACATGGCCACGCTGGGCAAGGGTCTGAACAAGCTGAACGTGAACTTGGTCAAGGCAGCTGAGGGCAACGAGGCGCTGGCCAGCAATTTCAAGCGGCTCGGCGTGAACATCAAAGACGCCAACGGCCAAGTGGTGCCAGCCGACAAGGCGCTGAAGCAGATTGCTGATCGCTTTGCCGACATGCCGGACGGTGCGCAGAAGGCCGCCGCGGCGGTTGCGCTATTCGGCAAGTCCGGCGCGGATCTGATCCCGCTGCTGAACGAAGGCGCGGCCAGCATGGAAAAGTTCACCTACAAGGTGGGCGAGGACTTTGCAGCGCGCTCAGATCTGTTCAACGACACGATCACCGAGCTGGGCATCAAGACGCAGGGCTTCGGGCTGGAGCTGACCGACGCGCTGCTGCCGGCGCTGCAGTCAATCCTTGAGGTGTTCAGCGATCTGTTCGACACCCAGCAGGACTGGACGGCGCTGTTTGAGGTGATCAAGTTCGGCCTGCGCTCAGTGGCGACGGTGATCTACGCCACCATCAAGCTGGTAGACGTGGCCATCAAGAACCTGGTGGCCTTCTTTGATGCCGTCGGGAAGGCGCTGCAAGGTGATTTTGAGGGCGCCTATGGGGTGATCCAGAACCGGATTGGCGGACTGCTGGAGCAGGCACGCCGCGACTTTGCACAGATCCAGAAGATTTGGACCAATTCCCCTTCTCCCGGCACCGGTCGCCGAACTGGTGGCCGCAACATGGCACTGGACACTGGCGACGCAGACCGGGAAGCGGCGGCCAGTTCGCGGCGTGCTGCAGCAGAAGCCAGGCGCCAAGCAGACGAGCAGGAGCGCCTGCTCGAGCGGCGGGAGGCGTTGACCCGCAAAGCTGTCGATCTGCAGCAGCAGCTGCAGGACAGCGTGGCGGATGTTGCAGCAGCCTATGCAGGCGTCGGTGCATCGCCCACCGACCAGCTGTTCTTAGATCGAAACGAGGCGATCACCGAAAACGACCGGAAGGTAAAGCAGCTCACGCTGAGCGTGGTGGAGCTGGCGCGCGAAATCAACGAAGCGGGTGGCCAGCTGGACGTGAAACCGTTTGCGGATCTGATCGACCGCCTTTCCGCTGCCAACGTGGCGCTGGCAGATCAGAACTACCTGCAAGGGCTGAAGGACTTGCTGCCCAGCGTGGCTGAGTACGACGCCAAGATTGCAGAGGTGACCCGCGGCAAGACTGAACTGACCGCGCTGGAGAAGCTGAACGCCGACGTGAACCTGCTGCAGCTGGACATCCTCGCCCAGACCAATCCGGCACTGGCTGAGCATGTGCGCCTGCTGCGCGAGCGTGCTGGTGCGCTCGATGCTGCCACCGCCAAGCAGAAGGCTGACAGCGAGTCGATCGGCGCGGGCATCCGCGACCGCTTGCAGGACTACTACAACAGCGTCAAGGATCTGGGTGGCGCCATTGGCGAGGCAGTGGTTAGCGGCCTGCAAGGGCTGGAGGATCGGCTGACGGAGTTTGTCACCACCGGCAAAGCCAACTTCAAGGATCTGGCGCGGTCTATCCTCACCGACTTGGCACGCATCGCGTTGCGGGCGGCGATCATTCAGCCGATCGTGAAGGCGCTGGGCGGCATCTTCCCTGGCTTCTCGTTTGCCAGCGGCGGCATCATGACCGGCGACGGCCCGGTGCCGCTGAAGAAGTACGCCAACGGCGGCATCGCCCGCAGTCCGCAACTGGCGCTTTACGGGGAAGGATCCCAGCCCGAGGCCTATGTGCCCCTGCCCGATGGCCGGCGCATCCCGGTGGCGATGCAGGGCGGCGGTGGCGGCAGCACCGTGGTGAACGTGTCAGTCGATGCAACCGGCAGCCAGGTGCAGGGCAACAGCGGCCAGGGCGAGCAGCTGGGCCGCGCGATCTCGCAGGCGGTGCAGAATGAGCTGGTCCGTCAGAAGCGGCCCGGCGGACTGTTGGCGGCTTGATCATGGCGACCTTCACCTTCACCCCCAGCTTCGAGGCCACCGAGTCGAGCCAGCCGCGCGTCAACCGTTTCAAGGCCGGCGACGGCTATGAGGCCAGGATCCGCTTCGGCCTGAACACCAACCCGAAGGAGTGGGACCTGACCTTCTCCAACCGCGCCGACGCCGAGCGCGATCAGATCGCAGCGTTCCTCGATGCACGCGGTGGTGTGGAGAGCTTCGACTGGACGCCACCCCGCGGCACGGCTGGCAAATACGTTTGCGACAGCTGGCAGATCACGCTGAGCAACTGCAACAACAACCAGTTGCGCGCCAAGTTCCGCGAGGTGTTTGAGCCCTGATGGCTGTCCCTTTTTCCGACCTTCAGGCGATCGCGCCCAGTGCCGTCATCGAGCTGTTCGAGCTGGAGCTGAACACGCTGCAGCACGGCACGACCGAGATCTACCGCTTCCACGCTGGCACCAGCCTGAACGCCAACGGTGAGGTGGTTTGGAACGGCCAGAACTACCTGCGCTTCCCGATCGAGGGCGAGGGCTTCGAATACAGCGGCAACGGCCAGCTGCCACGGCCGAAGGTGCGGGTGAGCAACATCCTCGGCACCATCACGGCGCTGCTGCTCAGCCTGCCCGATGGGCTCGAGGGCGCGAAGCTGACGCGCATCCGCACGCTGGCCCGCTACATCGACGGCGGCAACTTCCCCGGCGGCACCAATCCCTACGGCACGCCAGACCCGACAGCCGAGTTTCCGCGCGAGATCTACTACGTCGATCGGAAGACCGTCGAGACCCGCGACGTGGTGGAGTTTGAGCTGGCGGCCGCGTTTGACCTGGCCGGCGTCAGGGCGCCGAAGCGGCAGTGCATCGCGAACATGTGCCAGTGGGTCTACAAATCGACGGAGTGCAGCTACGCCGGCGGGCTGCCGACCTGCACAAAGACCTTGGACGACTGCAAGGCGCATTTTGGCGCCACCGCTGATCTCCCATTCGGCTCCTTCCCAGGCGTGGGCACGTTCGTCCTATGACTTGGCGCACCGCAGCACTTGAGCACGCAAAGGCGGAGGATCCACGCGAGGCCTGTGGCCTAGTGGTGGTGGTCAAAGGCCGCGAGCGCTACTGGCCGTGCCGCAACCTGTGCACCGGCATCGATCAGTTCATCCTCGATCCGGACGACTACGCAGCAGCCGAGGATGCCGGCGAGATCATCGCGGTGGTGCACAGCCATCCAGTTACAGCGCCGCAGCCCAGTGGGCCGGATCTGGTCGCGTGCGAAAACAGCGGGCTGGAGTGGCACATCGTCAACCCGAAGACCGAGGTATGGGGCGGCTGCAAGCCATCGGGCTACAAGGCGCCGCTGATCGGCCGCGAGTGGGCATGGGGCGTCACCGACTGCTGGACGCTGACGCGCGACTGGTGGCTGGCGCAGGGCCTGCAGTTGCCCGACTGGGAGCGCCCGCTGACGCCGGAGGCTTTTGAGCAGGATCCGATGTTTGACGGCTGCTGGAAAGATGCAGGCTTCCGCGCGCTGGACGAAAACGACAAGCTGCAGGTGGGTGACGCGCTTTTGATGAGCATCAGCGGCCCGGGGCTAAATCACGTCGGCGTCTACATCGGCGACGGCTTGGTGCTGCATCACATCCGCGGGCGGTTGAGCAGCCGAGATCTGTATGGCGGCTGGCTGCAGAAATGCACCGGCCGGCGGCTGCGGCATCCTGAGTTCATTACGATGGGTGGAGGCTGAGCGGGGCCATGCTGCGCGAGATCCGGGTTTATGGGCGGCTGGCAAAGTTCCTCGGGCGCCGCGTGTTCCGAGCCGATGTGGCAAACGCGGCTGAGGCGGTGCGGTTCCTGCTGGCCAACTTCCCGCAACTCGAGAAGCACATGGCCGACCAGCACTACCGGGTGAGCGTCGGCGGGTATGACCTGAGCGAGGATGAGCTGCACGACCCTGCAGGGCAGCAGCAAATCAAGATCGTGCCGGTGCTGGCGGGTGCTGGTGCGGTCGGCCGGATCATCGCGGGGGTGGCCTTGGTTGCGATTGGATTGTTTGTGCCCGGCATCGGCGCTCTCGGCGTGCAGCTGCTGGTCGGCGTCGGCGCCAGCCTGGTGCTCGGTGGCGTCGCGCAGCTGTTGACCCCGGTGCCGAAGATGCCGCAAGGCGCAGCGTCTAACACCGACCAGGACCCGCGCAAGTCCTATTCCTTTAGCGGCATCCAGCAGACCAGCCGGCAGGGCACTCCGGTGCCGCTGGTCTACGGCGAGACGCTGGTCGGCTCGGTGGTGATCTCCGCCGGCATTGATACCGTGCAGGTGGCGGCATGAGCAGGATTGTCGGCGCAGGTGGTGGTGGTGGCGGGTGCTTCCTCGGTCACACGCTGGTTCGGGTGCCTGATGGCCAGCAGCGCATCGATGAGCTGCACCCCGGCGATCTGGTCCTGAGCTTTGACGATCAGGGCGGCATCCATTCCGCCAAGGTGCTCAAGGTTCACGTTCACGAAAGCGAGCGGGTGATCCGCTACCGCCTTTGGGGTGGCGCAGTGCTGGATGCCACGCCAAACCACTGGGTGCTGAACCAGTTCAACGCCTTCGTTGAGATCGACACGCTCGGCGGCGACGATTGCCTGGTGGATGAGAACGGCCACCTGCGGCCGATTGTCGGCAAAGCGGATCTCTGCCATGGCATTGTCTACAACCTCACCGTCGAGGGCCATCACACGTTCATCGCCGGCGGGATCCGCGTTCACAATGCCGGCCTCGGCCTTGGCGCGATCGCGGGCGCGGGTGGCGGCAGCAAAAGCAGCAGCAAGGGCGGCGGCGGCTCAACGCGCACGCCAACTGAAGCGGCCGACAACCTCAACAGCGCGCAATACGCGCAGGTCCTGGACCTGATCAGCGAAGGCGAGATCCAAGGCCTGAAAGATGGCGACAAGTCGATCTTTCTCGACAACACGCCGCTACAAAACGCAAACGGCACCTACAACTTCCAGAACGTCACTGTCTACACCCGCAACGGCACGCAGAACCAGTCCTACATCCCCGGATCGCCAGGCATCGAGGATGAGAAGCCGGTGGGCGTGCAGGTGCAGCAGGCCACGCCGATCGTGCGCACGATCACCGACGCGAACGTGGACGCGGCCCGGATCTCGATCACGGTGCCGCAGCTGCAGTCGTTCACCAACGAAGGCGACATCAACGGCACCGACGTGCGCCTGCAGATCGCCGTGCAGTACGGCGGCGGCGGCTACACCACGGTGATCGATGACACGATCGCCGGCCGCACCGCCGACCCTTATCAGCGCGACTATTTGGTTGGACTCGCCACCACGCCGGCCGACATCCGCGTGACGCGGATTACGCCTGACAGCAGCAGCGCCAAACTCGCCAACGCCTTCAACTGGACCAGCTACACCGAGATCACCTACGCAAAGCTGCGCTACCCCAACAGCGCGCTGATCGGCCTGCGGGTGGATGCCGAGCAGTTCTCCAGCGTCCCAAGCCGCACCTATCTGATCCGCGGCATCAAGGTGCGAATTCCGTCCAATGCGACGGTCGATCAAGCCAACGGCCGGCTGATCTACGCCGGGATCTGGAATGGCAGCTTCGGCGCAGCGCAGTGGTGCTCGGATCCGGCATGGGTGCTGTGGGATCTGCTGACCTCGACGCGTTACGGCTTTGGTGATCACATCCAAGCCGCACAACTCGACAAGTGGGCGTTTTATGCCGCCAGCCAATACGCTTCCGAGCTGGTGCCCAACGGCTTTGGCGGCTCAGAGCCGCGCTTCTCCTGCAACGTCAACATCCAGACCGCAGAAGAGGCCTACAAGCTCATCAACGATATGTGCTCGGTATTCCGGGTCATGCCGTACTGGAGCACCGGCGCGCTGACGATCAGCCAGGATCGGCCGGCCGATTCCGCCTACCTGTTCACGCTGGCGAACGTCTCCGAGGAAGGCTTCAGCTACCAGGGCAGCAGCCGCAAGACCCGCCCGACCGTAGCGGTGGTCAGCTACCTCGATCTGCCCAGCCGGGACATCGCCTATGAGGTGGTGGAGGACCAGGCCGCGATCGCGAAGCACGGCGTGGTGTCCACGCAGATCAGCGCTTTCGCCTGCACCTCCCGCGGCCAGGCCAGCAGGATCGGCGAGTGGCTGCTCTATTCGGAGCAGTACGAAGGCGAGGTGGTCAGCTTCACCGCATCGATCGACGCCGGCGTGGTGGTGCGGCCTGGGCAGATCATCGAGATCAGCGACCCGGTGAAGGCCGGCAGCCGCCGCGGCGGCCGCATCACTGCAGCCACCACCACCACGGTGACGGTGGATGACGCCACCGGCCTAGCGATCGGCGCCAGCACCACCATCTCGGTAATCCTGCCCACCGGCACTGTCGAAAGCCGCGGCGTCACCGCAATCGCCGGCAACGTGATCAGCCTGGCCACGCCGCTCACCGCAGCGCCCAACGCGAACAGCGTGTGGCTCTACCAGACCTCGAACATCCAGACCTCGACCTGGCGCGTGCTCAGCGTGCAGGAGCAGGACGGCGCCAAATACGCCATCAGCGCGCTGGCCTATAACGCCTCCAAATACGCCTACATCGAGCGCGGAGCAGCGCTGCAGCCGCGGGACATCACCGACCTGAATGTGATCCCAGCAGCGCCGACCAACCTGCAGGCGACCGAGACGCTCTATGAGCTGAACGGTCGCGCGCTGGCCAAGCTGATCATCAGCTGGCAGCCGGTGGTCGGGGTCAATGAGTATCGCGTGCGCTGGCGGCCGCAGAACGGCAACTGGACCAGCAGCACCCAAGCGCGGCCCGATTACGAAATCCTCGACACCACCGCCGGCATCTATGAAGTGCAGGTCTACAGCCTCAACGCAGCGCTGCGGCAGTCGGTGGAGCCGGCCAGGCTGACGGTGCAGGCGTTCGGTAAGACCGCACCACCCGAGAGTGTCACCGGTCTGTCGCTGATCCCGATCGATGGCGCCAGCGCCATCCTTAGCTGGGATCGCTCCCCCGAGCTGGACGTGGTGCTCGGCGGCAAGGTGCTGATCCGCCACAGCGTGCTGCTCGCCGGCGCCATCTGGGAGGAGAGTCAGGAGATCGTGGCCGCGGCAGCCGGCAGCCAGACTCAGAAGCAGGTGCCGCTGCTCGAAGGAACCTATCTGGTCAAGTTTGAGGACGATGGCGGCCGGCGTTCGCTGGTTGCCAGCACCGTGATCGTGGACCTGCCCACACCGCAGCCGCGGCAGCTGGTGCAGACCTATGCCGAGGAGCTGGAGAGCCCGCCCTTCAACGGCAACTACACCGACATGTTCTACGTGGCCACCCTGGCCGAAGCGGGCGGCGCCAGCGGCCTGATCCTCAGCACCGGTTTGGCCATCGATGCAATGGCCACCGACGGCAACTGGGATGGGCTGGCCTCGATCGACAGCGTGGGCGGCGTGCTGCCGGTGGGCGAATACGAGTTCGGCTCGACCTATGCCTTCCCCGGCGTGTTCGACTGCAATCTTCGCCGCCGGCTGGTCACCCTGCCCTGCATCCCCGGCGACTTCTGGGATGACCACCTCGAGGACATCGACACCTGGGACTTCATCGACGGCGCCGGCGCCGATCGCGTGAACGCTCTCACCTATGTGCGCACGACGCAGGACGACCCCAGCGGCTCACCGACCTGGAGCACCTGGCGCGAGTTCGCCAACGCGATTGTGCGGGGCCGTGGCTTCCAGTTCAAGACGGTGGCCACCAGCACCGACCCGACGCAGAACATCATCATCGAGGAGCTCGGCGCCGAGCTGGAGCTGCAGCAACGCACCGAGCAATCGGCGGTGCTGACAAGTGGCGCGGGCGCGTATACGGTCACCTTCGCAAATGCCTTCTTTGATCCGCCCAGTGTCGGCGTGACGGGATTCAACATGGCAACCGGCGATTTCTTCGCGATAGCTTCCGTGACACGGACTGGTTTTCAGGTAACATTTAGGAACAGCGCCGGCAGTGCCGTGAGCCGCCAGTTCACCTACACAGCCATCGGGTTCGGGAGGCAGATCTAAGGCATGGCTCAGCACGACTACAACCTGGCCAACCAGTCCGGCCTTGCCTTCCGGCAGGACCTGAACAATGCGCTGGCGGCGATCGTCAGCCAGAACAGCGGCGCAACGCAGCCCAGCACCACCTATGCCTACGAGTGGTGGGCGGATACCACCACGGGGCTGCTAAAGATCCGCAATGCTGCCAACAATGCGTGGATCACCGTTGGCACATTGGCTAGCGCCAACCTAGGGCTGCTGAGTCTTGCAGGTGGCACGCTGACCGGCGCATTGCTGGCAGATGATGCGGGCACTGCTGCATTGCCTGCCATTGCATTTGACGGCGATCCTAATACCGGCATTTTTCGGGCAGGCGCCGATCAGCTTGGTATCGCCACCAATGGCGTCGAGCGCGTTGAGTTTGGTACCACCGAGGTGGTATTCAACGATGGCGGCGCCGACGTTGACTTCAGGGTTGAAGGTGACACCAACGCGAACCTATTCAAGATTGATGCCGGCCTAGATCAGGTGCAAGTCGCCAACCTCAACGGCGGCCCTCTAGCCGGTACCCGCAACCGCATCATCAACGGGGATATGCGGTTTGATCAAAGGAATGGTGGGGCGGCAGTGACCATTGGAGCCGCAACCAACACCTTCGTTCTTGACCGTTGGTACGGCTACGGGAATTCTGCATCCAAGTTCTCAATCCAAAGGAACGCTGGATCCGTGACGCCGCCCGCTGGCCTCTCCAACTACTTGGGCGTTACATCGCTTTCCTCGTATTCAGTACCCGCTGGAGAGCAATATGTCATTGGTC